AGATCGCCCGTGCGTATGTTTTGCGCCCCCGCCGCGCGCAGGCCGCGCGTCGCTCGCAAAGTCGGCCTTTGCCGCCAAAGCCAACGCTTCGCTCATTTTGGCGGGGGAGCGAACCCGCAAGCGGCTCCCCCGCACCCTGGTTATGTGCGGCGGCGTGGGAACCCTTGCTCCCACGCTACGCGCCGCACGACACAAAATTTAGATTAGATAACTTGTATAGTCAAAGTAACTACGGAATTGATGTCCTGGTCTTGCTCGACGGAGAAGAGATATTTAAGTAGAAAGATGTCTTTAAGTATGGGTATGCCGTTACGCTGTTTTTGTGTAGTGGTTTTGTTAATGCCGGATAAAACTAAAATATCGCCGCGTTTGAGAGAATACGAGCTTTTAAGCTCCTTTTTACTTGTGATAGGCGTTAATGTATTGCTAGATGAAAGTAAATCCTCAAGGATAAGGTGTAAGTCAAAATCAACGTGATCTTTTAAAATAACGGGTTTAAGAGTAATTTTTAATCCAACGTCTTTGTATTCGTATGAATTTTGAGTTGTCGTCTGGGTAGCCGAAGTTTGAGAATTTTGCACTAAATAAGGAATGTTTTGAACGGCGGAGAAATTAACTTCAGTGTGATTTTTTGCAGTCAAAAAAGGGCTAGATATGATCTTAGTTAAGCCGTTGGTATCAAGGAAATTTAAAACGCCGAAAAAGCCCTCGCTATCGTTTCTTACAACGTTTGAATTAGTCGTGTAAGGCGAAGTGATAAGATTTATATAATAAGCTAAATCGCCGTGATTTAAAGGTTTAAGCAAGCTTTGAAGCTTTGTGCCGCGGTCTTTGATGTCTTTTAGATTAGTTTCTGTAATAGTGAGCTTGAATTCAACCTGCTCGAGGGGCTTATCGATAGAGGCCACGGCTTGCTTTATTTGCTCGTATGCTACATCATCGGCGCGAAAGAATACGGAATTTGAAGTCGTGGAATAAGTCGCATTTAGCTCAAAATTTGCCATTATCCGGCGAACGTCCTCAACGATATAATTACTAAGATCAATGCGCCTTAGATCGTAATCTGGTAGCTTTTTATCGGTTATATAGTAAAAATTATCCTTTTTGTAAAGAAACAAACCTTTGGATTCGAGCATTTTTCTAAACATAGAAAGGGTTAAGCTCGTATCGTGCTGGTAGATGAAATAATAGTAATTGTCGTCTATACTGTCATCTGTAACGATAGCAATATTATTAAATTTGCTTGCAAGCTCGGCGAAATTTAGCAAATCGGTGTAAATAGTTTCAGCTTTGACAAAGCTACTTAAACAAAGAATTAGAACCAGTAGTTTTTTGAGAGTTTTCATAAAGAGCACCTTTATTAGATTTTTGAAATGAAGCAAGCTTGATAGTATCAAGCACCGGAGATCTGAAAACGAGGTAATATTCAACATAATGCTTATTTTTCGTAGTAGAGTAAAAATAAGCGGGTTTATGGCTTGAAATAACAAAAGAAACATAGGTATAAGGGAAAGAACCCGAACCGCCTTTAAAACGGCAACTATCGGCAACGCAAACGATCTCGTAAATATAAGCAGCCTCGATAGGCTCGTCAGGTTTAGAAGCATTAGACGGCAAAGAAGCCCTAGACGGAACAGCAGAAGCCGTTGAAACTTGCGGGGTTAAATTCTCGGACGGAGTAGTCGCGTATTCGTCGGGAACGGCGAAAAAGGTATTAAATACATAAATGAACGCGAACACGCTTAAAAGAGAGATAATAAGGCCAGCGACCATAAAAAATTTAACTACCGATTTACTCTTACTATCTTGGCCGGAATGGTAAAGATTAAAAACTTCCTGGTTAAAAGGCAAATTTATATTAAAGTTATTGACCCGGTCAGATTGATACATCTTATAAGAGGTAAAATAAGCGTATTTAAAGCGTTTAGAAAATAGACGCTTTGAGCTATCTATAGCGCGGTAAAACTTCTCGGCCACGCGCTTGTATTCGTTGTTTACAAGGCTTAAATCCTGGGTGATAAATAAAAGGTCTTGATAAAGATGCCTGTGATAAGTGACCCACCAAACCAGAACCGGATCTTCTTTAGCTTTAAAGTAGTTGTGGATCTCGTCAACGACAAAGAGGACTTTATAAAGCCTCATTTCTTTAGCTAGCTCGATAAGCTCTTTATCGGTCTTTTTTTCTATCTTATAAGCATTATAAAGCTTTGCGAGGTTAGAATAAATTTCATCATAGTCAAATTTAAGCAGACGATCATCAAGCTCAAACTTAAATTCATTGATATTAGTATAGGCGTAAAGATATTTGTTTTCAGGAAGTTTAGGCTTGAAAATTTTGCCTAAAAGGCCTTTAGCGGGCTTTGGATTATAGATAAACATATACCAAAGCTTATAAACCGCAAAATAAGATTTTCCGGAACCTGGATTGCCCACTATATAGGTTATCATGGGTTAGAGCTTTGCGATAGAATACGCCATAAGCGTGTTTTGTAGGGAGTGAAAAATTTTAAGACCCAAACGCATACCATAAATAGTAATAATGGAAACAATAGGAACGGAAAAAACATTATAAACATCGACAAAAGCATTCCAAACGCCAAGAGCCCTAAAAATATCCATAGCCCAAGCTAAAATTTCATTACTACCGCCAGAGGTTAAATTGCTCAAATATGATATAAATTGATTAGTTTTGTTATAAACAAAAAGCAAAAGCGATAATATAGCGGCACCATAAGCAAAAAGCATAACAACAAGGGCAGTATTAACAACGACCATAGCACCAAACGTTATAATACGCCTAACGCTTGCAACGACTTCTTTCCAAGTGTTAAAGCCAAAAACAAAACCGATTAAACTAAATATCGCTTGCATTAATAAACCCTAAAATGAAAATATTAAAAGCTTAATAATCAAAAACAAAAAGCAACCAAAGAAAAACACGTAAAAAAGATAATAAAAAGCACCGGAAGCAGGGGAAATAATTTTACAAAAATCAAAGTCCATAGTTATAGTATGTCCGAAAAAATCAATATTTTCTTTATGGGAACAAGTTTTTGGAACGCTTTGTTTAGATACATCGCTTAAGCCTTTACCCTTAACGTTATCAATAAACTGATCGACGCCATTTTTGAAGCCGTCAAAATTCTTTAAAGTATCACCAATAGCCCCCGTATATTTACTTGTTAATCCCTCCTCGTCTTTTTTAAGGTTATCGTAGTTGAAATCGCGAGGGTTAAATTTAGGATCATTGCCGTTATTTTTGCCATTGTTGTTATTTATAATAGTAGTGTTATTATCGCCTTTGGCGTCGTCCTTGTTTCCTTTACCGTCTTTTTTTCCGTCTTTATCCTTATTGCCAGGCCCTGGAGCGGTTGGATCACTAGGTTTAGGATCATCAGGCTTAGTTTTATTGTTATCGGGTTTTGGGGTATCGGGCTTAGTTTTGTTATCGTCGGGTTTAGGGGTATCAGGCTTATAATCTGGGTCTTTGTACTCAAACGAATAACCATTGGAACATTGACCAATAAAATAACCAGGCTTGCCTATTACGCCGACATCGGGAAAGGTTTCAGGAACACCTAAACCTAAACTACCGCAAAAACACCTATAAATCTCACCAGTAGTTTTTGCAGCACTACAATCTGTACAAGAACCATCTTCCCAACCATATTTATTTGTCTTTTCATCTGTGCAATCTGCGAAACAACTATTTGTTTTTGGATTCCATGCTTGACCACTAGGGCATTTTTGACACTTGCCGGTAGCGGTGTTAAAATCCTCATCGGTTTTACAAGTGCCTACTTCATTAAAAATATACTTACTAGCTTTACGAGCAGAAACAGAAAACCACCAGTTGCCGTCAGGAGTATTTTTAGAGTCACAATCGCGAAAGGTAAAAGAATCATAAGTTCGAGGCCTACCGCAGACAGATCTAAAAGAGGGGCTAGACTCAAGGAAATAATGCCCGGTACTATGTTCATAAACGCCGCCAGTCATTCCGGTATCAGTATTAAAATAATAAACATCGGGGAAAGCGTCACGAACCTTATAATATACATAACTATCGCCCTTTAGAAACCTAAATAAATCAGAGCTTACAGGCTCTAAATTCGTTCTCTTAAATTCGCTTTGAGAGGGATTAGAAACGATCGTGTATGATTCGGCAAAGACCGAAACGGAAAGAAAAAGTAAAAGGATTAAAGATTTTAGGATAGGCATGATAAGGCCTACTTAATCAATTTCTTAGCTAAGATGCTTATACAAAGTGAAAATGGAAATGATATAAATAAGAAATAGATAAATATGCTAGCAAAGTAATCAAATGAAGCAACGCCAGTTATAGTAAACATTTTAAGCACCTTAGCTAAATTTATGAACGAGCAAAATAAACAGCAAATTTACAAGAAAGCCAAATAAAACGCCCGATAGAGCCATCATAAAGTTATATTGTTCTTGAGAAAGACCGAGATCAATCATTAGCCGATCTCCTAAAAAAATCAATCACAAGAGATACCACGAAATAAGCGACAAAGGCTCCGAACATAGGAACATATAGAGAAAACATAAACTTGTAAAATTTAGCCAACTCTATAAATTCAAACATACTAGAGCCTTTGGAATATTCAGATTAACCGACTTTGCGGATCATTCTGAACGCTATTGAAACAACAGCGATAGCAGCAAGCGCACCGAATACGGCAGCACCAACAACGTAAACGTTAGATAGGTTGATAGTACCAGTAACGGTTCCGTCAGTACCCATAGTCAAATCAGCGGCAGTGGCATTTATTGCACCGGCTGAAGCAACAGCACCTAAAACTAGCTTAGATTTTGCCTTTTTAGACAAAAGGGCAACTTTATCTAAAACACGATGAACTCTAGGCATAATAGCCTCCTTGATGTAAATTTAGTAACTTTTAAGCTACTTATTTAAGAGCTAAAGAATTAACCCTTAAAAAAGTAGCCGAAATAAATTCGGCTAAATTTAAAACAAACCAGGCTCAAGCTCAATATTAAGCTTATAGCCGCGAGCCTTTAAAAGTTTGATAGTATCTCTTATAGATAAATCTATATCAGAAACGTTATCGTAGTGGGTGTCATAATTGCCGGTGCCGTTATCAAGGAGATAAAAACGCTCCTTAAACTCCTTAAAGTCGGTATAACACTTTTCTACAATCTCGACCATTTCGTCAGTATTGTAAGGATTTTTCATTTTTCCACCGCCTTGGGTAAAAAATGCTCGTAAGGGGTAATAACTATAGAAGAACCGTTACCATTAGGGAAAGTGCCTAAAAAAACGACCTCTTCGCAAAGGTCAAATTTCTTTTTAATAACATCTGCAACGCAATCGGCAGTCGGATCATCAGGGCAAGGAATTCTAAAATCAACATGCTGACTTAAAAAAACTCCTTCGCTTACGTTTTTGTAAGTATTAGAGGAACTTATAACGACATGAGCGGTATTATCCTCACAAAGAACAGCACCAAAAGGAACAACCCTTACTTCCCCGCATTTAAGCCTATAAGTGACAGAAAAGCTCATGTTAAGCCCCCTTAGAAGCTTTATCGGTTGGCTTTGAGTCAAAAAGAAAGTATTCGTAAGGCTCGGCTACGGCTATAATGCGCTGATCTCCGGCAGGGAAACCGCCATGTAAGGTAATCGGGCCTTTTTTAAGTTTTTCGCGAACAGCATTCCCAACGAGCCCAGCTGTAGTATCATCAGGGCAAACGATTTTAAATACTACGGGTTGCTGAACGCTATCTATAATGCCGGTCTTTTTATTCTCAACATCATAAACGTTTACAGTAGATATTCGGACAGATGAGGAATAATCAGTACCCTCAAATTTACCAGAAGCGGAACTTCTAATAAGTCCCTTAACAAGTGTGTAGGTTAATTCATAACCTTTGTCAACTAATTCCATAATGCACCTCTTAAAAATGAATTTAGAGCATAAACGCCGCCGTGGAGGTGCTCTATGCCAAAACACGGCGGGAATAGTTTAGCGCCATATTCAGGGCGGAATTCAAAAATTCATAATTTTTTAGATATAATTTACGAAATTTTGAATAATTCTAAAACCACATTTGAATTATTACAAAATTAAACTTAAGAATAAATTAAAAAGTATGAAATATTCAAATGGAAAAAAAAGAAATAGCGAGAGTTATTAAAAAAGATATAACAACACTTTATAACTGGGAAAAAAGAAACCCCGAATTATACAAGGCTGTATATGAATACTTCAATGGAATACAGCTAAGCGATGATGAAAAAATACTATTAGAATTATTCAAAAAACTGAATAATACAGAAAAAGAATACTATATCACAGATATAAAGCTAAGAATTTTAAAAAAAGAGCTGGAACAATAATTTGAGAAGATTATATTACTCAAAAAAAATAAGGAAGATTTTCAACTGACGTTTTTTATCTTTACGAGCTGCCGACAAATGGACTACAGGGCAAAAATTTTCCTAGAAGAATACAGCCAATACAATCAGATCAAAATAGAATACGTCATATATGCGGCGTAGTAATCAAAAAAGGAACAGGAAATGGATACATTGACACCGACGCAAATCGGAGAGAAACTAAGTAAGACCGCAAAAGAAATCAACGAATTTTTATCGGAAATAAATTTTATAAAAAAATGCAATAGCGGCTGGGAGCTTACCGATCTTGGCAAGAAAAACGGCGGAATACAAAATAACTATAAGGGAAATTTAAGCGTTTACTGGAAAACGGAAATTTTAAACAATAAAATTTTCAAAAACGCAGTGGAGCCGCAAGAAGTAAAAGACAAAGACGAAACGGACTTTAGAAACAAATTTAAGGCCGAATACCGAACAAACGACGGGCATTACGTAAGAAGTCGTGCCGAAGTAATAATATCAAATTGGCTTTTTGGTGAATGCATTGCCCACGCATACGAAAAAAGAGTGCCTATAGAAGAAGATGTTTATTGTGATTTTTACATACCAAAAGGAAAAATTTATATAGAATTTTGGGGATACGAAGATGATGAAAAATATCTTAACAGAAAGCAAAAGAAAAGAGAGCTTTACAAAAAATACAATCTAAATTTGATTGAAATAGACAATGATAAAATAAATAATATAGATGATTTTTTGCCGAGAGAGCTTTTAAAATTTGGAATACATTTAAACTAATATAAAAATACTTGCAAGTACTCTTAAATAGACATTTGAAAAAATAAAATCATCTAATTAACCCACAAGCAGGAGTAACATTTCTATTAAAAGTTAAAGTTTCTTGGAGACTGTTTCTACCGTCATAAATTTTGAACTCAAGCCTGATATTAAAATTTAATGCTGCTTTGAAAACCGGATCTTTGCAAATCGTTCTTTTTATACCATAAGTAGTTTCATTTAGAAATTTCGTCAATGCTTTATAATTCAAAATACTAACCTTGCTTGAATTATAATGCGGTCTAAAATCTATAATATATTTTTCATTCTTACAATAATAAGAATATTGATAGCCATAAGTAGTATAGCCAAAATGGTTACTATATGGATCAGCATCTTTTGTATGCATGCATACAAATTTAGCGATTTCGCTAGGAGATAATTTAAAAAATCTGCTCTTTAAATAGCTAAATTGTTTATCAAAATCAGACGGAAAAGAGACAGAAACAAGTAATGACAAAAATATTAAAATTTTACGCAT